CGTGTCGCCTTTCGGCAAATGCAAAACAAAATCAGGTAAAGGGGAACTTCTGAATGTGTAAGGAATTTCGTAATTTAATAAAAATTCCTCAAATTCTGTTACAAATAAATCACGGACAAGAGGTTGTGTCGGCTCTAAAACTATGCCTGTAAAGCCTTGATTTAAAACAGAAAGAGAAAAGCATTTTGCTAATAAAGACCGCGTTTTACCTGATCCATAGCCCGCACATAATCCTAATATTTCAGTCTCCGTATCATTTACAAAATTTAATTGCCCTAAATGTAAATCAGATTTTATTTTATTTAAAGTCAAATTTGTATTTAAAGAATCCGTGAAATTCTGTGGATATAAAACAAATCCTTGATTGACGTCTGTTAAAAAACTCACGAACAAAGATGAGCAAGTTTTGCTGCTGTATTGATTGCACCTAAAGCAATATGATATTGACCAGACCTTCTAGCTTCCATCTGTAAGGTGCTACATTGCGCCAAAAGATCAGCTATCATTTGGGGTCGTTCCATGTCCCAATCCTTCTTTAACTCGGCTCTAGCTATCTCTAAATACTTATCTACACTTCTTTCTCCCACCCCCCAGTTTTCCGAAGCGTAACGAACGCAATCTGATCTACGGCCACCATTTGCAATAATACGAGCAAATTTCTGTGACCTTACAACAGTTTCAGCTTGAGTTCCTTTTTTACCCATTAATCAGATGATACACGTTTTGCGGTGTTGCCTGTAAAATCCTCCCACCTTTTAACTATTACATCACAGTATTTAGGATCTAGTTCCATTGAATAACAACATCTATTATTTTTTTGACAAGCAATAAGAGTTGAACCAGAACCGCCAAAGGGTTCATAAATAAGACCATTTACAGGAGAACTATTTTTAATTGCTCTTTCTGGCAGTTCAATTGGTTTCTGTGTTGGATGTAAATACCCTTTTGATGGATCTCTTTTAATAACCCAAATGTCAGACGCCTCTGCTTCTGTGCGACCTGAATACCAATGATTTAATCCACCGCCTTTTGGTTTGTAGCCAAAGAAAATAATCTCATACTGATTATGGTAATTGTTTGGCCTCATCACAAATCCATTTTTCATCCAAATTAAATGTCTTGGGAGTTGATGTAAAAACCGATCAAATAATTTGCTATATAGAGAAATATTTCCTTCAGAACCACAGAAATAAAATCTAGCATCGTCTTTTGTTGCTCTTTCAACTGCCAAATCAAAAGAGAATGGAATAGCTACTTGGGTTAAATCTCCTGCAATTAAATTACTACTTTTTGCACCTCCTTTGACATTAACACCATAAGGAGGATCAGTAAAAACCATATCAGCCTTTTTACTATTCATAAGTTTTTCGACATTTTCAATATTTGTAGAGTCACCGCATAAAAGTCTATGATTGCCAAGAATATATAAATCACCTTCTTTTGTTTTTGGTTCCTCTGGGGTTTCAGGAACTTCGTCTGGGTCTGTTAAACCTTCAATTGGTAAAACTTCTTTTTTAGAAAGTATGTCATCAATCTCTTTTTTATCAAAGAAATCGTTTAAATCATGCTCTTCCGATAATTTTTCAAGCATATCTATATCCCATTCAGAAAGATCTCCTGTTCTGTTGTCTGCTATTGCTAGTCCTACTTTTTGATCTTCTGTAAGGTTTGATCTTTTTACTGCAATTATTTCATCACCATTTGCTTCTATTATTTTTAAATTTTTAATCCCTGCGGCTTTTGCCCCTGCGATTGTTCCATTCCCTGCAAGTATGCGGTTATTTTCATCTATTACTATTGATCTTGCTGCCCCATATTGTTCAAGACTTTGTTTTATTAGTTTTGCAGATCGGTCTGTACGCTTACGAGCATTTTTAGGATCGTTTTGTAAATCGTTTATTGAAGTCATATTTTTAATATATAACACGAATATGGGGTTGACATTACATTTTAATTTTATTATAATTAAATTGTTATCAAACAAACTAAACCAAATGACTAACGATCAAATCCAAGCGGTGAGAGAATTGGTTCTTGAACGAATCAAAACTCTTGAAACTTTCAACATTGAAGTAGGGAAGCAATACCCTAAAACAAGGACTCAAGCCTTCATAAATGAAAAGCAACTCAAAGACTTGAAGGGTTGGATAATCAATCATCCAATCGAAGAATTTGACGGCGATACATTATTGGAGATAGCGCAATGACAAATTTCTTTATGGTTATGTGTGCGACAGGAATCTTTTATTTGGGATTCGATGGGGCGTTGACCGATATGACACACAACGATTGTGCGGCGGGTGTTCAAGCGGCTTGTGAGGTGTTGCGATGAAATATCAAACAAAAACAGATAAACGCGGAAGATTGATTGAAATTCATGTACCGCTAGAAGGTCAACATGATATGGTTTGCACTTTTAATTATTCAAAATCAATTATGGATGACGGAACAGAAGTATGTCATACAAGAGTTTGTGACGATGGATGTTCAGCGGCTTTATGTTGTGGCGACACACCGAAAGAAGGTCTTGTTCAAGCTATAGAAACGGACTCAAAGCATAATGTTTTTCACGGAACGGATGAACAAAAATTCGCCAAAAGAAATATCTTAAGGGAAATTATTTGTGAAATGGTAGAGGAGGTTGCGCAATGAGAGTTGAAAATTTTAGTCAACTGGAATGGATAGAAATTTCAGAAATTTTATCGAAAAATTGCATTGATGAGCCTGTAATAAAAAAATTACAAGGTGTTATAAAAAGTCGTACTGATATTTTTAATCTTACGCACGATTTTTTTGTAAAAAACAAATTTAACCCTATATTTTTTCCTGATAGACCACTTATAGAAAAATGTTTAGGTGGCAAGGGTTTAACAAGACGTTTAGCCATGTACGAAGGGAAAAAAGGTAAAGGCATGATTCAATTTAAGAAAGATTATCAAGAATATCTTTTAAAAAGGTATCTAATAAAAGAAAAAGAGGTTGCGCAATGAATAAACACGATTACAAAGATCAAGAACTTGATTTAAAAATGCGGATCAAGTTCTTAAATAAAAAGCTACGCGAACCTGATCATGGGATCGAAAAATATGAAGAATGGCAAAGCAACCTTGAAATGGTTACGGAAGAATTAACGAATCTGCAAATGAAGAAATTTAAATTTTTTCTCGGCAAGTGGATTAGTGTTTATAAAACAGATAATCAATTAGTTAATGTTGTTGATTGTATGTTTGTTTCTTTAGAAAAAGAAGATCAAATTGAAATTGCTACGAAATGGTATCACCGTTCAATTAAGGAAAAAGATATAAGGCATTATCAATTACTGGCTAAATATGTAAAAGAAGAAAATGAAATATTAAAAAAACGATTAAAAGATTTACAGAAAAGCAAAAAGAAAGAAGTAAAACAGTTAACAAATAGTCGTTTATTAGAATTTAGAAAAAAAGAAACAGAATTTAAATTACAAAAGAAAGAAGCTATCAAACAAAGTAAAGAAGCTATGTCAAAAAACTTTGACAACTTATTAAGACAACACGTTTTAGAATTAAATCACTATAAAAATAAACATGAAGAGCAACAAGAAATTATGGCTGCCGCTGAAAATGGCGATGTAATTAAATTACAAGCTGAACTTGTAGCGTTAAAAAAGAGCAAAAATAAAATTTTAGATGATTTACATGAACTTCAAAGAATTTCACAAAAAAATTCTATATCTGAAAACAATACTATTTTAAAACTAAAAGAAGAAATACTTTTATTAAGAGGTATAAAACTATGATGAATAGATCAAAATTGTATGAATGGTTGCTTGAAAAAGAATGTCCCTTTGATTGGGATGTCGATGAAAAATCAAGCACCGACAAAACTGTAAACCTTATTTTTTCTGAGGAGGACGATTATCTTGATTGAAGACGGCTCTTTGTGGATTAACACAAACGACAACAAATCCTATCTAAAAGAAAATGGTAATTGGCAAGAAAAAGATTTTATTAAAAAACAAATGAAAGATCAAGAACAACTCAAGGCATTAAATCAATTATTGGCTTTGGTTATCGGCGGGCGTATTGCAAAGCGTACTGAGCATTTAAAAAGCGCCCCGCTTAATCGTATTACTCACGCGCAAAAGATTATTGCGGATGAGGAATTACAGGAAGCGACAAGGGATTTACAGGATGGTTACGATGACGCGTCAAGAAAAATTTCTCAGGTAGAAAGAAAACTTGATTCTTTGAGTAGTTTGAAAGTGCTTGCGGGGATGGTTGAAGAAAATGTAAGGGATGCGGCGTTGGCTGCTATTACAGAAGGCGCAAATTCTGATGG